TGTTAAGTACGGTTATTGCAATATGCATGGTTGGTCTGATGTTCATCCTTTTGAAATCGTCCGTGTTGTTTCGCCCAAGTGCATTGAGTTGCGTGCTATGAAAGCTAAGTTGGATGAAGACTTCAAGCCTGATTATGTTCCTGGAGGCTTTGCTGGCCACATCAGGAACCAACACAAGCAAACTTACAAGTATGAGTCTTGTGATGAGGGTGTTGTTATTAAAGCAAGGCTCGGTAAAAAAGGTTGGAAGTCTTCACATGGTCGTCATGTGCTTAATGATGAGCCAAGAAAGTTTTACGATTACAATTTTTAGGTTATTGATTGGGGGTGGGGATTGGCCTCACCCTCTCTTTTCAGAAAGGAATTTATTATGATTTATAGATTGCGCTTGGTTAATTTCCCGCACTCTTCAGCTGAAGATAAAGTTTTCAGAGACCTCAGCGAGGCCAAAGATGCCGCTGAAGCAACTGGTTTTGATACTTGTGTTGAAGGTTTTTCTTCTTGTGGCATGCTTTTATACATGCTCGGTTATTCAACTATCAGTGGGTGGTCAAAATGATTAGGTTATTATTTGGTACGTTGGTTTTCATTGGCTTTATATATATGGTTGTGTTCTGTGGTATCAATCTTATGTTGGGTTGCGAGACTTGGGATGAATCTTTATGGACTGAGCAGAACTCATGCGTTAAATTTTCTCAGATGTTTGTTTTATGATAAAGACTTTACTTAGTGGCCAAAGAATGCTATTGTTAAAGGGAATCCTCCCCCCAAACTTAGCCCTCCTGAAAAGGAGGGTTTCTTTTTGTCAAAAAATCAGCGATAGTTGTGACAGTTATTTTTACGGTTGACCACTGGAACTAAGGTTAAAAGGAAGAAAATATGCCTCCAAAGAAGCAAAAAGGCTCTGATGCGAAGATGCAAGTTCAGAGGCCTGTTAAGAATGGACCACCAGTTAAGCCAGAAAACTGGGATGGGCGGTTTAAATCAGTTGAGCCAATGGCCAATCAGAAGTCCAAAAGATCAAAGCCATACAAATGGAACCACCACACAACAATAAATTGGATCATGGGCCAAGCAGACCCAGTTGGATTCCTTACGGATGTTATGGCAGGGAAAGAGATCTTTAATGTTTATAAAGAAGATGGTGGGGAAATTTCAAATGTCGGGAAGATTGGAGCAGACCCAGACCTACGTGTTCTGGCCGCTAAAACTCTTCTCGGTAAATGCGTCCCTGATTTGAAAGCAGTCGAAGTTACTGCACAAATTGAAGAGAGAAAGGTGCTGGACATCAGCAGATTGAGCGACAATGACCTCACCACAATTGAACGAGTTCTTGAACACGCTGTCATTGAAGGAAGTGAGAGCGGAGAGGATGAAGAGATCGCTGAAGGAGTTTACGAAGAGCTCATGGCCAACGATTGAGCCAGGACGAGACTTCCACGACAACTGGCACATTGATGCTATCAGCGAACATTTACAGGCTGTTGTTGAAGGCGACATCAAGCGTCTGATAATAAACATACCACCTCGGCATATGAAGTCCATCTCAGTTGCAGTTGCCTTACCAGCTTGGACTTGGACCATCCAGCCAGAGAAAAGATTCTTGTTCGCGTCATACGCTTCATCACTTTCCGTCAGAGATTCGGTTAAGTGTCGTAGGCTTATATCAAGCCCATGGTACCAGCATCACTTTGGTGACAAGTTTGATTTAACAGGAGACCAAAACCAAAAGCAAAGATTTGAGAACGACAAAACTGGCATGCGCATAGCTACTTCAGTTGATGGTGCGTTGACTGGTGAGGGTGGTGACATCATCGTTATTGACGACCCGCACAATGTTCGTGAAGCTGAGTCATCAGCAGTTAGAGAAGGTGTTCTTGATTGGTGGGACCAAGCGATGCAAACTCGCCTCAACGATCCAAAGACTGGTGCCTTTGTAATTATAATGCAGCGAGTGCACGAGAATGACTTGACTGGGCACATATTGGCGAATGAACATGGCGATTGGGATCATTTATGCTTACCTGCTAGATATGAAATCGGGCATCCGAGTGAAACAAAATCATCACTCAGTTTCACAGACCCCAGAACAAAAGAGGGTGAGCTCCTCTGGCCAGAAAGAATTGATGAGCAAACACTTGCCAACCTCGAGAGGTCATTGGGTACATATGCCGCCGCAGGTCAACTGCAGCAACGCCCAATGCCAAAAGGTGGGGGGATCTTGCGAGCTGAATGGTGGGTTCCATGGGAGAGTGATGATCTGCCCGAGATTGAATATGTAATGCAATCTTATGATACTGCATTCTCAACAAAAGAAAAAAGCTCCTACTCAGCTAGAACAACTTGGGGTGTGTTCCGCAAAAATGGCCAGATAAATGTTATTGTTATTGAAATGTGGTATGACAGAGTTACTTATCCTGAGCTGAGAACATTAGCACAAGAGGCTTATGAAGAGTGGCAACCAGACGCAGTGATGATTGAAAAGAAAGCATCTGGCCAAAGTTTGTTGCAAGATTTGCGCATGGCTGGCGTCCCAGTTCTTGAGTATAACCCAGACAGAGACAAAGAAGCTCGTGCCCATGCATCATCAGCTTTGTTGGAGGATGGACGAATTTACTTTCCTGCAAACAAAAAATGGGCTAAAGATTTAATAGACATATGTGCTGCGTTCCCAGCTGGAGACAATGACGATATAGTTGATACTTGCACTCAAGCATGGTTGCGTTTGCGCAAAGGTTGGTTTATTAGTCACTCCACTGATTATGAGGATGATGAGCCCACTGAGACAAGAAGGATAACTCTGTATGGCTAGACAACCTATACCATTCGCTGAAGGCTCTCCCCCAGATGATCTTCAAATTGAAGATTTTGGTGATGATGAAGTTCTGATTGGCGACCCAGAGCTAGATATAATGCAAGATGTTGATAGTGAGTTTGATTCAAACTTAGCTGAAGAGATTTCCGAAAAAGAATTAAAGGCCAAAGCATCTTCGCTTGTAAAGATGTATGAAGAAGACAGAGAGGCTCGCTCTGATTGGGAAGAGCGATACAAAGCTGGCTTGCGTACTGTTGATCCTGATGGCGGCATGAGTGAAGAAGAAGATGCCAGAGCCAGTCGCGGTTTGAGCACTGTTGTTCATCCTATGATCGCAGAAGCTGCAACCCAGTTTAATGCAAGAGCAATCGCAGAGCTATATCCATCTGGTGGTCCTGTCAAAAGTATAATTGTAGGCAACCCAGACGAAGAAGTTGAAGAGCAAGCTCGTCGCGTTAAAGATTACATGAATTACCAAATCACTCAGGAGATGCCAGAATATTTCCCTGACCTAGACAAGATGCTCTTCCAGCTACCATTGGTTGGCCATGCTTTTAAAAAGGTTTGGTGGGATGCTAATTTAGATCGTCAGTGCTCAAAGTTTGTTAAAGCTGAAGACTTTGTTGTTGCACCAGAAAGCACAGACCTTTACACATCGCAAAGATACACCCATTTAATCCGCATGCCGCGCAATGACTTTAATAAATATGTTGCAGCTGGTTGGTATCTGAACAGTGAATATTCTGGTGACGGAATTGACCCATCTGGCGATACAACTGAAGACATTGAGGGTGTTGATCCATACAGCAACTCAGACGAGACAATGACTCTTCTTGAGATGCATGTTTATGATTCTTTTGATGGCATTGATGGTGCTGAAGATTCAGATGGCGATGATAATGTTGTCGGGGTGCCGTATGTTATAACAGTTGATTATGACGCAGAGAAAGTTTTGAGCGTCAGGAGAAACTGGGACGCAGAAGATGAAAAGATGAAGCGTCTTGACTGGTTTGTGAGCTACCCATTCCTTCCTGGAGTTGGTTTTTATGGGTTTGGCCTTTATCATTTAATTGGTGGCCTAGGCAAAGCTGCAACAGGTTCACTTAGAGCTTTGCTTGATTCAGCTGCATTCGCAAACATGCAAGGTGGCTTTAAATTAAAAGGCAGAGTCACAGGTGGCGAGCTTCAGATTAATCCTGGAGAGTTTGCTGACCTTGATGCGACTGTTGATGATGTTAACAAAGCCATTATGCCTTTGCCATTTAAGGAACCTAGTGGTGCGCTGTTTAATCTCCTCGGATTTATAACTGAGGCTGGTCAGCGTTTTGCTAATACTTCAGACATGAATGTTGGGGATGTCAATCCCAATGCCCCAGTTGGCACGACAGTTGCTTTAATAGAGCAAGGTAGCAAATCATTCTC